GCACCCACTTCAGTTCCTTGTGCGCTTTGCCCATCTCCATGATGATAGACAATTTCTTGTGCGCCTTGCGGACATGGTCGCAGACCACGCCAAAGGCCCGCTCCTCCACCGCTTGCGCGGCTTGGGCCATCTCCTCATCGGCTCGGGCGAAGTAATCCATGATGCACGCTTCATGCTGCATGGTTCGGTATTCGAGCCACGGGATCATCTCGCCTCCGGTGTCGAGGGGTTTGAGTAGTTGTTTGCTCATAGTGTTTCCTTTCTACGGTTGAGTCGCGTTTGCGACTTACATGATGCCGTCGAACGTGCGCTGGCTGGCGGGAGTGTAAGACCCGATGCCATGCAGATCGTCAGCTTCCAGATCCGCCTCGTCGGCGAATCGTTCGTTGATGGGACGCTCGTCGATGAAGTCATCGTCGAGGTTGTGCTGCGTCAGCCCGACATCCTCTGAACGTGCAGCCAAGCCGTCATACTTGCCGCTCGGCACGACCTCGGTGGTGTATACCCCCTCGGTCTTGCGCTGGAACTTGTAGGACTTGTAGCCGCTCTCACCCCACGAGCCACGGGAACCCTCGGAGAGGGAACGACCAAGGCTGCGATGGGCATACTGCGACTCGCGGCTGGTCACCCGACCATGCGTCCAAGTGCTGACCGCCGGATCGCCGCCACGGGCGGGGAACTCCAGCCATGTCCAGTCGTCCACGCGGAAGGCTTCGACGCCTTTGCAACGCCACTCGTCGGCGATGCACTCGACGATCTCCGGCTTGGTGCCGAAGATCCATCGACCTTTCTTGGTGATGCCAGCGTAGAGGGTTGCGCTCTCGTCAACGGCGACGATGAGCTTGCCCTTGGGCGAGGCGGCGAGGAAGGCGGCATACCCCGTGATGTGGAGCATGGCTTCCTTCTGCTTCTCGATGTCGCCAGCGTTCTCGGACAACGCATAGAGCAAGTGCTGCGAGTCGCACGTTACCTTGGCATGGAGCTTGGTCTTCTCGCCGTGCCACGAGATGACCCCGTTGTGAGCCAGCGTCCATCCGTTGTGGCGGAATGGATGCGTGTTCTTGAGGTTCACGGCACACGTTGCCGTGCGGCCATGCACGATGGTCGGCTTGTGCCGATTGTAAAACCCCGTCTGCTCGCAGCGGTTGGCTGCGGCAAACGCGGTGAAGGCATCACCGGAGAGCCGTGATAAGGCTGGCAATGCATCGAGGGTCTTGAACTCCTCGGGTTTGACGAACCGCCCGCGCAGTCCGGTTGTGCTTGGTTGAGCGAAACCGAAGCCGCAATGCTCGGTCTTGCTGATGATTTCCCGCGCCGCAATAAGGGCGCGGTTGGCTGCTTGTCTTGAGAGTGACGAGCTTTTGCTCGCCGTCCATCCTGCTAATTTGCACATGGTATTATATTTCCTTTCGTTGGTGTTGTTTTGTGTTGAGTCCGGTTTGCGACTCGTGGTTACTCATCGGTGCTGCACACGGCAGTCACGGGTTGACGCTCGACGCGGCGGTAGCCACGCAAGCGGGTGTCGGAGGCGTCGAACTGACGCACTAACTCGTCGCACTTGGCCGCACCAAAGCGGTCAATGTTGCGAGTGCGGGTGTCGGCGGAACGTGCCTTGGCCTTCATCACTTTGAGGATCTCCCTCAACGTCGAAGGCGCATGGATTGCGGCCCACCGATAGAACGATTCCCACGCTTGCACGGCAGTCTCGTTGCTGATCGGTGTCTCGCCGTTGCAGTCGGCATGATCCTCGCTCCACTTGGCAATCGCTTGCATGAGCGAAGCGCGGAAGCGCCAGTCACTCGGCTTGCGACTCGTCGGCCAGAGACGCACCTCGATCGTGCCAAGGCGGTTGAATTGTCCGGCGCTGACCGCCGCATACTTGCGGCCCTTCGCGCTTTCCCAATCCGACATCGTGTCCTGCACGTTGCACCAACGGGAACGGCGGCGGGTCAACGGCGCAAGGTAGCGGAACCACGAAAGGTGGTGACGCATGGCGAAGTAAACGCTGCGGCCGATCAACTCATCGCGCTTGCAGTTGAGGTGGATGTGTCCGCCGTTGCGGTCGATGGAGCCGATGCGATTGACCAAGCTGCAAGCAACATCGGGTAGCTTCTGCGTGATGCGGAAGCGGATCTCCGGTTGACCGCCGCCGTCACGACCGACATCCCAATACGGAGTCTTGTAACTCCGGACGCGATTGGTCGAGAGGTGGCGATCGCCACACCACCGCGAAGTGCGAAGCGACTGCGCTTCCAGTTCACCGCTGCACTCGTAGAGCGGCAAGCGGTCGTGATACGACTCCTCGACACGGGACGCGGCCTCGTGCAAGAGACGTTTCTCCCATCCGCGCAGCCATTGGCCGATCTCGCGTTGACGCTCGATGCGACTCATCCGCAGCAACTCGGCACGGCTGATGTTCCGGCGAACCGAATCCATCACGCTCGTGAGGTTGTAGTCCTTGCGGATCTGCGCCTTGAAGAACCGCCGCTTGCCGAGGTGCGAGACAACAAGCAACGCAAGATCACGGGTGAACGTGAGTTCGCGCTGGGCTTGCCGCAGTTCGGCTTGTTGGCGGACACGCTTGAGGGCCTTCTTGAGGATTGCCATATCCTCCTGCTGCAACTCACCGAAGTTCGGTGGGTCGATGGAGAGCCGAGACTCGCCACGGGCAAGCTCCTTGGTCCATCGGTCACGCAGATACCAGTAGGCATAGCGTCCGTGTTCGGTCATGGGCATGGGCTTTGAAGCAATCTCGGCCAATGTTATGGTGTTATTACTCATGGTTGTGTTTTCCTTTCGTTTAGGTTGTGAGTCGTGTTTGCGACTCATTGGTCGGTTCCATACTTCACCGCATACTCATGCGGCTGGATCCATTCGTTGCACGGCACCTCGACATGGGCATCCCATCCGAGGAACTCCTGTTGCTCGCCGCGTTTGATGAGCGAGATGTGCGGCCGACTGCGATGGCTATACACGCCGAAGCCATTGCGGGAGCCGAGGCCGTTGAGACGCTCCCGCGTGGTGCGGGTGTTGTATCCGGCCAACGTGATGAACAGCTTGCCGTCTTCCCATTTGGCAATGGCATTGCCGAACAAGTAGAGGGTGTTGCCGTCGGTGTGCGTGTTCCCGCACTTGCGGGGACGCCGATTGCAGAACGCATCAACAATCGTGCTTGTCACTTTTCTCATGTGCTTACCTTTCTCTCCGGCCCTGATTGGCGGGGCCGATTCGCCCGAGTCGCATTTGCGACACGCTGCACCCCCGAACGGATGGGACGTTTCGGAGGTGAGTGCGTGTGGCGTTATTAATTGGTGACCTCGATCAGGATCCAGACGGCGAGGAAGGCGAGGATCGCCAGCTTGCCGAGGATCGCGTCGAGGATATCGTCGGTGGGTTTTCGCATGGGTTGTGTGGTTACGGGATTATTACACGCCAACCGGAAGGAGGTTGGCAAGACTGAACGTCATCGGCTTCGCGACACGGGGCCGCTCGATGAGGTTCACGATTTCTTGGTGCTCGGGGCGGGTGAACTCCAAGCCACCATATTTGGCGGCGAGGAACTCCTCGCGGGTGAGCGTGTCGATAGCACGATGCGTCATGACAACGTGCGGTTTCCTGATGTCTTCTTTTCTCATTTGGTTTGTTGGGTTGAGAGTCGCGTTTGCGACTCGCCTTGCCATTGTGGGCAAGCGACAACGCAAGCGGATGGAACACTTGCGCTGGTTGGCTACTCACAATCCATGCAGCGTGATGCATGGTTCATGGTTCATGGTTCACGCTGCAAGTCGCGTTTGCGACTCGGTTACTTACCAAGGGCCAGCGAGTAGATACGGCGAGCGATGGCGGACAATTCCGCTTTGCTGTATTTCTTCGAGAGCGCGGCGAACTCTGCTTGCGCTTTCTTCTGGATGTCCTGCGAAGCGGCGGTCTTCTTCTGTGCTTTGCGTTGGATGCCGTAGGAGAGCAACAAGCGGGAAACGTCTTGCTTGCTGTAACCATTGGCGCGGAGCGTGGCGACGATGGTATCAATCTCGATTGCTTCGCGGTTCTCGCGGACGAACTTCTTCAACTCGTCGCGCTTTGCGTTGGCACACTTGGTCAACGTCTCGATTTCGTGGATCTCTCGTGCGATTGCGTCGTTGATGCTGTCACTTGTCTCCGCCACTTTGTAGGAGATTTCGATTGTCACGTTGTTCAGTTTCTTTTTCATCTTGTCAGTTTCCTTTCTGTCGCGTTTGCGACACGTTGTTGATGAGTCAGAGAGGAACAACTTTGCTCCCCTTGCTCATTAACAAGTGACCAGCAGCGCGTTTTTCTCTGTTAAATCGGGGGCAATTGTGCGATTATTACGGATGCCCCAAAAGCCTCTTTCCGTAGACTGGGACGCTATCCGCTCACTCTACTTGCAAGGAGTCGATTCGATGACTCTTGCCAACAAGTTTGCAATCAATGTAAGCACCTTACGATCAAAGGCTTCGAGAGATGGATGGAACGAAATTCTGGGACGTTCAAGGAAACAAGTTGCAACAGCAAAACAAGTCTCCTCTGATGCGGTGCGCGATGTATGGACAGAGAGACGCGAGGCGATCAGAGAAAACATTCACACGATAGGAAGCAGGATGACTGCTTATGCTTCTCAACTCCCTGAAGATCAGTTACTTAACAAGGCAGACAAGGTGAAGATAGCGACAGAGATAGCAGGAAAGATCGTTGGTCTTGATAGGCAGGAGGATAAAAACGTGGTAAACATCGCATTGCTAGGGAGTTACAGCGATTCCGATGTGATCGAAGGTTCGTTCCAAACTGGTCCAAAGGTTCACGCTACAGAGTAAAGGCGACAGGATCCAAACCAGCGACCCCACCACGCACCCCACCACGGTAGGGTCCAGGCCCCCGACTCGCCCCTATATCTATCATTATCATGGGTCACAAATTTTTTGGCCCAAAATGGAATTATTAACTTTTCGAAGGGGAGCCGGGTCGGACGGAACCCCCTCGATAGGTTAGAAGAGGGCGGCAAGGCACTTCAAGAAACGACGCCACCGGAAAGAAGTCACGACAGCCTTCCGGTCACCCCGCTCGACATAACCAACGCCGCCATAGGGTCCATAGACCAGGCCAAGATCATTCGATCGATACATAACAGTTCACCTCCTTTCATAAGCCCATAAGAAAGCACACATCGGGCCAAGTGCTATAGTAATGCCGGCGGGGTGCTGCCTGTGTCACCGTATGGTGCGCCGAAAGCAGCCCGATGCGGCTAAAACCCGGCCCCGCCTCCTCTTCATGAAAGCTACCCTAGAGTTCAGCCTCCCCGAAGACGACGACGCGCTCACTGATGCCCGCCAGGGCTCGGATTGGAAGTGGGCGGTAGATGACCTCTTCAACTACCTCCGGAGCCAGATCAAGCACGGGGAGAACTCGGCCGAGGAATACCGGACCTTCGAGAGGGTTCGCGATCGAATGGTCGAGATCCTGGACGACCGAGGGCTCAAAATCCAGTGAGCGGCTGGCTGATCGCGGCGACCGGCGTGGCCTACGCTTGGGTTGCGATTGAGATGGCGTTATCCGGTAAGTGGCCGTTGGCGATCGTCTGGGGCGGATATGCCTTCGCTCAAATCGGATTGTGGATTATCAGCCGACAGGGCTGATTTCGATACCGGACTCCCGATTAGACCCGATTTCGAGGGAACTTCCTACCAAGTTCCCTAGAAGTTCCCGAGGAAGTTCCCACAGTTAAGTCCCTGATCTACAGTATACTTACAACAAAAGGGAACTTGGGAACTTCCCCTATATTTTTTATTATAGAGAGAAGTATAGAGAGGGGAACGCCCGTCCCCCGCGGGCGCGGTGTGTATCCCACGCGGGGAGGGCTCTTCCCCCATTCCCGAGTTCCCAAGTTCCCATTTGGCCGTAAGCCGTTGTCGGGCATAGGGTTAAGTGTGGGAACTTCCTATGGGATTTGGTGGGAAGGGGAACTTCCCTATTCCCCGTCCCCTGTATCATGTTCCAGTGCAGCCCGTCGAACTGACAAGTCTAGCTGATGAGTTCGAACCTTTCGACCTTATCGAAGGGTTCCTAGATCCACCGGACCACGGTTCCTGCTTCATGGAACATGGTGCGTGCAGCCTCGAAGCTCTCCTCCCATCGGGGAACCGACTCGGCCGGGCAGTAGACTTCCTTGATCCCTGCCTGGACGATGGCGGCGGCACAATGTGCACAGGGCTGGAATGGGTAGACAAAGATCGAGTGGCCCTGGAGGGGCTCCTTGGCCGCGAGGATGGCGTTGACCTCGGCGTGGAGGGTGTAGAGGAGTCGGGTCGGACGGTCGGCCAATCGGTCGGTCTTGTCCTCGACCCCGCGGGCAAATCCATTGAAGCCGACCGAGGCGATCGACTTGTCGGGCCGGACGATGACTGCTCCGACCTTCGAGGAAGGGTCGCGGCTCCACTCGGCGACGTGCGCGGCCAAGTTAATAAACCTCGCGGTCCACTTGGCGTTCATAGCTTAATTTCTACGCTATCCGTGCGACTCTCGTTCTTTGAGCATCGCGTCCGCGTAGCGGTAGGCCGCTTCCGCCGCCCATGCTGCACGGCGCTCGGCTTCGTCGCGCTCTTGCTCGCGGTTGGATACGTAGTGGGCTCGTAGACCATCGATCCCTGACAGTGCTTGTCCCGCGAACCAATCACGAAGCGTCATGCCTTGGAGCGTTATGTGTGATACGCCTGCTGGTGCTGGGAACGCAGGCCCGCCATCGTTGTGTTGTGTTTCCATAAATCAGTAAGGATGAATCTCAGGATCCGGCTCCGGCTCGGGGAGATCGGGCGCTGGCCGGGTCAGCCGGTATTTGTTCAGCTTGGCCGCTCCGCACCTTTTCTTGATGATCTCGATGTTCGGGTCTTGGCGGGAGACGAGTTGGCTTAGTCGGGTTGAGAGAGTCCGCACCGGCCAATCGCGGATGATGGTGGTGTTGTCGAAGGTGTCGTTGAGCACTTGGAGGAATTCGACCGCGGTGCCCTCCCAGACCTTTGTGGTGACATCGATGCGCTGCCACCATGCGTTGATGAGGTCGCGCAGTTCCGCGTGCTTCCCGCCGGCATCGATCTTCTCGCGAACTTCGTCGGCGATGTAGCTACGCACCACGTAGCGGTTGGCCGCGTCGATGTATTTGTCCGGGACTTCCCACGCCTTGATCCAAGCGAGGAGGGCGGGCAGTTCGGTCTCCACGTCCTTGAGGGCGTCCATGACTGGGCCTTCCTCGTAGGTCTTGAGGGCCAAGGCGATGATCTTGTCCTCATTGGACATATCGAGGGCCGGGACCGCTTTGATCGAGACTGGGTCGTCATTGGCCGCGATCACGACACGGCCGCGCCACTCGACCATGATCGGGGTCAGGTATTTCTCGTGGTATTTGTGCTTCCCGTGAGCGACCAGCTTCTTCACGTAGCTCGCGTAGCGTTGAAGCGCGGACTCGGATTCCGCGGCACGGGAATCGTCGATGATGGCGAGCGGGGATTGGAAGAGATCGGCATTGAAGCCATTGCCCTCGCCCGAGACGACTGAGGAGAGATCGGCGTAGCCGCCCATCGCGGGGGCAAGGAGGCGTTCGATCAGGAAGGTCTTAAAGCAGTGCACCGGACCGACCAGGATCATGGCTTGCCCCATGCAGAGTTTTCCCTGTTCCGCGGACTCGTAGAACCGTTTGAACCAGAAAAGAAAGATGTCCTTGTAGTCTGGGTGGGCGAAGATGTTGTCGAGGATCGAGGCGTAGCGGGGGAACCCTTCACCCCACGGGCCAGCGGTCTCGGCCGCGGGCATGATCTTCACGTTCTTGGCCGTGTTGAGGTATTTCTTGCCGCCTTCCCACCAAAGTTCGTTCGGGTTGTAGAGGGACGGGCCGGCACCGTCCACGCGGCGGTGTTTACGGATGAATGCCTTGGCCTCGTCCATCGGCGACATCGCGGCCCCTTTCGGGGCACGGTCCGAGATCTTGCGGCATTTTAGTTCGCTCGAAAGCATCGCGACCATCTCGTAGCGCCAGATCCCGTCGGCCGCTTTCATAAAGAAGGTCTTGCCGTCGTAGTAGATGTCGTCAAAGCGTCTACTCTTGTCCGCGGAAGGCGACACTTTGTCGGGATTCGTGTCGGGATCCCTCGAATTCTGACAGTTTGTATCATTTTCCGATACTTCCGTGTCCGATTCTAATCCCGTCGAATTCGATGGATTTACCCGTCCGGCGTCCGGATTGAAGTAGATAAGCTGCTGCGGTTTGCCTGTATCACGGCGCACGCACCCAGGCACCCGGGTCAGACGAACGGCGGACATGGCGGCGGGGTCTGCCCCGAGCGGAACGACGAGATCGGCGATCTCCGAGGCACGGGCCAAGTAGCCTTCGCGGTCTTTCTGGCCAACGCGCACGAGAGCGTGGGCTGACTTCGAGCCCGAGGTCGTGACCGCGACGATCGGCAGATCGAGCTTGGAAAGCACCCGGAGCCAGAGGGTCATCTCGACCGAGTCGGATTCGATCAGGAGATACTCGTAAGCGACCAAGTTCTCCTCGGCCCGCTGCGACTTCTTACCGAGCCGCGGGATCGGGAGGAACTTGCCGTTGACTGGATTGACCATGATCCACGCACCCTCGGTGTTGTTCGCAATCGCGCTGGTCACCAGTTGGTCCGGCAGGGATTCGTTCCACACGAGCTTCCCCTGGGACTGCTGGTCGGTGAAAATGATGTTCGCCTGCTTTGGGTAAAGGCGGCGGAGGAACTCGGCGGCGGTGACATCGGCGACCGCGACAGGCGAGGATTTGAGGAAATCTTCCACCGGAAGGGGGCCTTCCGCGGTCAGGGCCTTGAGCTTCTCCTCATCGAACTCCCGCTTGAGCGAGACACGGGCCTTGGGCTCGATCAGCCCCTCGACCTCGGCGCGGACTTTGGAGACCGTGTCGGCGATCTCGCGGGGTTGGGGTGGGCGCTCAAGGTAGTGGGTGATCCACTGGTCGATGTCACCATCGCTGAATTGGTTAGCAACCAGCGCGTGCACTGCCCCATACATCCAGCTATGGCATCCTTGGCCGGAGGCTGGGCATGGGTTTATTCCGAGTTCTTGTGGTGTGGGATTCATTTAGGGCGTTATTACTTAGTGTATTGTTTGGAAATGATGGCTTCGGCTCCGAGGGGGAGGTCTGAACACCAGGCGGGCGGGCTCGACATGATCTTTTCAACGACGGTGCGATGGGTTTCGGCGTCGGATTCGTCCACCAGCAAAACTACTTCGTCGTGGACTCTTAGCAAAATTTCATAACCAGCGTCCTCCAGCGCCATGACGCGATCCATAAAAACGTCACGAGCGAACGCTTGCGTGGCATTTTCCGCGAGTAGGCCCCCGTAGAGTTTGACCTCCATCATCTTACCGAGCCGGGGGAGGAGTCCGGTTATCTCGCCGTTGTGGCGCTTGATCTGGCGGTAGACGAGTTCGCGTCCGGAGGGTAGGGGGATGGTCAGTTCGCGGTCATTCGGGTCGGTGGAGATACGCAGCGCCCGATCGAGCTTCTTCCACAGCGCGATGATCTTCGGGCTGGCCTCGCGATACGACTGCACAATCGATGTCGCTTCCTGCAAAGTTATGTCGAGTCCGGCCAGCATCTTGGCGACCACGACGAACTTCGCGGGTCCGCATCCATAGCCGAGACCCAAGACGCGGGCCTTGGCGAGAAAGCGCATCTTCGGATCCACTTCCTTGAGTGGTCGCGGATCGTTGTAGCCCATCGTGGCACGAGCGTGTGCCTCGTAGATGTCGACGCCGCTGGCGATCAGATTGAGAAGCTCGGTGTCCTTGGCGAGGTAGGGCAGGCAGCGTGCTTCGATCTGGGCAAGGTCGCAGATGACGAGCGTCTTGCCTTCCGGAGCTTCGATGAGCTTGCGGATGTCGACGCCGGCCACTTCACCCTTCGGGATGTTCTGGCAGTTCCAGCCGCCGCCGCCCGAGTCGCGTCCGGTCGTCGCGCCGAAGAACTTCAACTCATACGGCATACGCCCATCGGGGCGGGTGCGGGCGATCATCGTGGTTACCGTGTTCAGATGTTTATTCGCTTTGCGGTAATCTCGCACCGCCCGCACCCAAGGAAATTTGTCGGAGAACTCTGCCTCCCATGCCGCGCCTTCGGGATCTTTCTCGGCAAAAGACTTTGGAGCCCGGATACCTTCCTTCTCGCACTGATCGCGGATCGCTTGCAGCGAGAGGGGAGGATACTCGCCACCGATCCACGGGAGGAGAGCCTCGGCACGGCGCTTCTCGGCAATCAGTTTATCCCGCGCCTCGATGAGGCGATCCATGTTGACCGGCACCCCGCGCATCCCCATCTGGCGGGTCATGGTCGAGATCCTCCATTCGGTGTCCGGCATCCTCTCGGCATATTGCTGCCAAAGCATGAAGGTCGCTTTGGTGTCTTGCAGCGCGTAGCGGGCGACTTCTTTCTTGAAGTCGTTGGTCATGTAAGGGGATTTAGGCATCAGGCTTCTTCAATACAAAGGGTCTTGGTAGCAGGATCGGCCGCTGTCCCGCCTTCCGGCTGGTCGTCTTGCGGCGGTAGCCGATGAGGGCCAAGTCGTCGCCCGACTTCGCGATGATCGGAAGCAGGCGACCTTGTTTGACGAGTTGTTCGATTTTGGCGTTGTTCATCGTCTTAGAAAAAGTTCAACTGTTCCCGCGGGACGATTGATATGTTCCCCACCGCACGGGCTTTACCCTTGGCTTCCTCTCCTTTAATCCAGCCAACTAGATTGATTGTCGGGGCATACCCGTCACATAAAACGAATATAGAGTTATTGTCGTCTTTTGGATAAATGACGAGCCCCCCGGTGTTTTCGTGGTGGGTCCATCTGACCTCCACATCCTTCCCGCCGTCTCGTGCGCGGATTCCTGTGGCACCGCTCCAGAAGAGGTTTCTGAATTTGCAGACTGCCAATTCTGCCGCCGCCCCCATTATCTCATTGTCGTAAGTAGAGCGGCTATTTTGTTCTCGGTCTTTGCGCTGCCCTTCAAGTTTTCGGTGCCTTCTTAAAATGGCATGGGAAGCAGCCAAGTGAACTTCGTCTGGGGTTAGTGTAATTGTATTCATCGTCTGACAAATGTCTGCCCGCCCAGCCACATCGCGTTGAGGTGCTCGTGGGAGTAGTCCGCTTTCCAAAAGAAAGCCGAACGGCGGTGGGTTTTGCGGTCTTCCTCGAAGGTGACATAGCCATCGTTCTCGTGACCGAATTCTTCGGGTGTGCGCCATCCGGAGATGGCTTGGAATACTTTTAAGAGTCCTTGGTCCATTTCATTCCTTTCATGTTGTCTCGGGTCGACTTACTCATCTCGATCCCGAGGAGATGTTTGGCTGCTTCTTTGAGGGAGCGGGGGTAGCCGAGGTAGGCAGCGAGGTCGGCCGTATCGAAGACGTAGCGTGGCTCAACCCCAGGAACCTTGCCGGCCTCGACGAGCGCCTCAAAGAGCGTCAGGTCGAACGCTGCGTTGTGCATGATCCAGTCGCGTGCGTGGCACTTGAGCCAGTTCGCGTCTTCCGGTCGACCGACGAAACAAGTCCCGTCGTCGAAATACATCGCGACCATGTAGATGTCGGTTTCGCGGGCATACTTCCACGCACCCATCGTGGTGACCGAGATGTCCTTGTCGTAGTAGCTTTCAAAGTCGATCGCGACAGAGGGATGCCGGGGGAGGACTGGTTGGCGCACCGCCCTCCCAGACGGTTGGTTTATTTCAGTGGTCTCCCCCGGCAAAGTCATAGCTCGTAAATCTCCACAGGCATGTGTTCCTGTGCCCAAAGGATTTCGGTTAGTTGATTACCCGCGAGGACGCAGAGGTCTTCGACCAACTCCTCTTGGGCTGCGATCTCGTCGATCAGTTGGCCGAGCGTTGTAAAAGAATCACGCGGTCCGAAGCTGATTCGCCCGATGCAATATTCGTCGTTCATAATACTTTTGTCTTTGTTCCTTGTTGAACCGGCGCTTTTTGCCAGGTGGTGTGGTCCGGTGCCAATTTCCGCAAAACAGGCAGAGATAAGTGTCTTGCCCACGAAATCGTGCTTCTTCCTCGGTTGGATAAGCGCGTTTCGTCATACAGCCGGAAATGAAGTCTAGTTTCATTACTCATTCCTCCTCCCCCGCTTTGCGGTAGGCTTCATGCTTTTCTTCACAATCGCATTCGCCGTAAAAGCCCTCGCAGTATTCGCAATACTGTTCCATTGGGTCGCTGCGTCTGGCCCAGTAATGGGCCTCTTCAGCGTCCATCCCTTGCGCCTCGTCGCGGTCTTGATCGGGATCACTTGGCATCGTCGTCTTCCCTCCCGCGTTTGATGGCCCAAGCGAAGATCGCCCCGTAGGTGGAGAGCCCGCCGAGCAGAAGCCCGACAGCCATACCGATGAGAAAAGATCCGGCGCTCATAGGTTGATCCTTTCATAGGCGTAGTTGCCGCCGCCTAATTGTGCCGCCGCTTTACCTTTCCAAGCGTCACAGACCCATGAGTAGCGGACCGTCCAAGCAAGAAGATCGTCGTCCCAGACCACCATGCCTCGTGCCATTGGAATATCGGCGACGGGTAGCGGCTTGCTTTGGTCGACCACCCAAACCCCGCTGGCGTCTTTCTCGCGAGCGTATCGTTGCACGTAAACTAAAACCACATCACCTCCGGACAACTTGTTTCCGTGGATGTCTTCTAGGAGATACGTTGTTGTCATGCTGTCCTCCAGAATCGAAGCCGATCGACGCCTTCACCATCGGTGACGGCTCGGGTCGCGAACTTCATTTTTCCGCGCCGGCCGATGCTGTGAGCGATTGAGCGAAGCCCGTTGAAGTGTTCGTGAGTCGAGGCCGGATAAACGAACGAATCGCCTACGTTCAGATTACCCAGCAAGTAGGAGAGCGGGTGTTGATACCGCGACTGTTCGCCGGGTTTCTTGTCCGCGAGAGGAACGTCCTCGTCGATGACGACGGTGTAGGTTCTCA